CTGCACAGATCCCCCGGACGGCGCGGGCATGATTATCACAAACCCGCCGTTCTCCGCGGCGGAGGGCTTCATCCGGCGCGCCGCCGAGCTGGGCCTGCCGTTTGCGTTCCTGCTGAAATCGCAGTATTGGCACGCAGCGCGCCGGCGGGCGCTGTTCGAGGAGCTGACCCCGACGTATGTGCTGCCGCTGACATGGCGGCCGGACTTCCTATTCAAGCAGCAAGGCGGAGGGTCCCCGCTGATGGACGTGATGTGGTGCGTTTGGGACCTGCGAATGAGGGGGGGCGCCGCCATGTATATCCCGCTGGCGCGGCCGGCTGAAAGGAGCGAACGATGAAAGGGGTATTATTCAGCGTCCGGCCGGAGCATTGCAAGCGGATCGCGTCCGGTGAAAAGGAGGTTGAGCTGCGAAAGCGCATGCCGAAGTTGCCGACGCCATACAAGGGTTATCTGTACTGCACATTGCAGAAACGGCGCGCCGACGCTTTCAATCTTCCGATCAGCCGAGAGGAAATGCTGCGCGACATCCCGATAAATGGAATGAAGTGCATGAGCAAGTATGCGAACGGAAAGGTTTGGGCGGAGTTCATCTGCGATTGGACCGAGAATTATTATCCTTGCGACTGGGGACGCGCCGCGACGGCGGCGTGCGTGTCGATGGACGACATCTACAAATACTTGGACGGCAAGGCGAACATAAACGGCCTGCATATCTCGGAGCTGAAAATCTACGACCGGCCGCGGGAGCTGGAGGAGTTCGGCCTGACGCGGGCGCCGCAAAGCTGGTGCTATGTAAAGAAGGTGGAGATATGAAAGCAATTTGCAGGGAGTGCGAGTTCATGCACGTATCAGGGTATGCGATAGCCACAGCAAAGAATCGGAACGGACTGCATCCCCGCGGATATTGTATGTGCGAGCACCAGGAGGCAATAAAGATATTCAGGCGGTTTTATCCGAGAGGCGGCAGGCTGGAGCGGTTTATCGGCTATACCTCAATGTATGACAACAAGCCAAACATTCAGACATCGCCCCGGTGGTGCCCGCGGACCTATAAGGAGAAAAAGGCATGAGACGGAAAACCTTTGCCGTCGTGGCGATCATATATGCCGTTGCGCTGGTGTGCTGGACGGTCCTGGCCGTGGCGTTTCAAAAGTGGTGGATCGCGCTGTTTGCGCTGCTGTTCTTTCCGAGCGTCAAGGAATACAGGGCAACGAAATGCGACGGCTGCGGCGTGCAGCTCGCCCATGAGAGCGAGGAGACGAGATACGCCGACCTGCGGCACGCCGGATGGGTCCGGGAGCTGGACGCGAGCGGGCGCTGGCTGGACCTCTGCCCGACGTGCCAGCGCAGGCGCGGCGACCCGTTCATGGAGGACCGGGAATGATCGTCGTCTACTTTGATTACCACATGCCGGAGTGCGACTGCTGCGGGCACATGCTCGCGGCGGAGAAAGACGACGCGGCAGCGGAGGCCGCCATGCGCGCCGACGGCTGGGCGAAGATCGAGGGCAAGGACGTCTGCCTCCTCTGCCAGCAGAAAGCGAAAGAGACCGGAAAGCTGCCGGAGCGCATGAAGTTCTGGCAGTACACCAAACACATCAAAGGAGGAAAAGAGACATGAGCAGCGCGGCAAATCACAGAGCCCGGAGCTGCCGGAGCCATTCCCGGCACGCGAGCGCCATGAACGGCGTGCGGCGAAACATCATCAAACAATCGAACCGGCGCGGCGGCAGGAACGGGACGCCGCTGATCTACCGCTTGCAGGCGTTCCGCAGGTGGATGTCCGAGCGAAAGCAGAAAGACGCGCCGGCGCAGGGCTGATCTTTGACGGTACGGAGGGAGCGGACACGTTCCATCCGCAGGGTGAGAGATCAGAGCGAGGGGAGCGAAAGAGTGTGTTCCGATACAAGAAATCCGTGCCCGTCAGCTACGCCAGGCAGGGCTACATCTATTTCAAAAGCCGCTGCTACCGGGAGCTGCCGGAGCAGGAGCAACACGCGCTGCTGAACCTGTGCATCGAGTCCGGCGGCGCGCATTACCGCGCCCTGTTCGACTTCCTCACAACGGACGAGGGCGCGGAGGCCATCTGCCTCCGACACAATATCAGCAGGAGCACGCTGGAGCGGGCCGTGCGGAAATACTACATCGCGTTCCCAGGGATCAAATGAATACTATTCATATAATACGCGCGCACGCGCGTTTTCGGGCTTGGTAAGGGCCTAAGTTTTCAACCAAGAGAGGGGGCGACGGGGTGAAAGAGGGCTATTGGGTGATCCGCACCTATGAGGCCGGGGCCGTTGGAGAGAAAACGAAGTTTTGGGTCCAAGGGACACGGCAATCCAGAAATCAGAGAAAAGAGAAAAGCCAGATCAAGAAGCAGGAGCAGAACGAATACTCCGCGCAGAAGCAGATGGCCCGCCTTATCAACGCAAACTTTCATCCGGGAGACCTCCTGCTGGGCCTGGACTATTCCGCCGCCGGCATGGACCGTCTGGAGGGCTACATCGCAGAGCATCCGTTCGAGATCGAGGAGACCGGGGACGCCGAAGCAGACCACATGCAGCAGATCCGATATGCAGCAGATCGGGAAATGCGCCTTTGCCTCCGCAGGGTGAAGCGCGAGCTGCAAAAGACCGGCGCCGCTTTGAAATATATCGCAATCACATCCGACATGGACGGAGACACCGGCGAGGCCGTCCGCGTGCATCACCACATCGTCGTGAACGAGGAAGCGCGGGAGGCGTTCCTGCAAAAGTGGGCAGAGCTGGGCGGCGTCAACTGGAGCCCGCTGTCAAGGCAGTACGACTATACCCCAATCGCGGACTATCTGCTGAAACAGGTGCGCCGCGTGCCGGACGAAAAGAAATATGTCTCCAGCCGAAACCTGATCCGCCCGCAGCCGAGAGACCGCGCCGTTTACTCCGATGCGGAGGTCCGCGTCCCCCGAGGCGGAAAGCTGCTGTTCCGAAACGAGTTCAAGCCCGGCCGGCCGCAGTACATCCGCTATGTGCTGCCGGAGAAAAACGCCCCGCCGACAGCATGAAAAACGGCATGAAGCAATGAGAGGCCCTGCCGAAACGGACAGGGCTATTCTTGCGTGGAGTTTTTCGACACGACAACGCGCGCGCCGGGGTGCGGGTGCGTGCGTGCGCGAGAGAGACGACCGCCACCTTTCGGGGGCGGTCGTTTTCGTTTTTCGGGAAACGCATATATTCATCGTTTATGCAATCATTATTCAATAACTTTGTGAAAAACGCCGAAAAACATGACGGTTCGTGACGCGCGACCTATGGTATCATCGCCGCAACAATAGGAAACACAGGCATTTGCGAGCTTTAGAAAGGGTGACGGAACACATGGCGAGACCGCGGAGCTATACGCCCGATGCGCTGCGCAAGGCCGTCAACCGATATTTCCGCAGCATCACGCGAAAGGTGGAGCTGACAGAGCAAGTGCCGACCGGCCAACTGGACGACAAGGGGCATCCGCTTTACGAGGCCAGGCCGATCCTTAACCAGCTCGGCCGGCCGGTCACCGTCACGGAGTACGTCGTACCGCCGACCGTGGCCGATCTCTGCGAGGCGCTGCACATCCACCGAAGCACCTGGGACAACTACTGCGACGCCGACGTATACCCGGAGTTCCGGGAGATCACGGAGGGCGCGCGAGAGAAGCTGCGGGCGTGGAACGAAAAGGAAATGCTGACGCGGCCGGGAAAGGACATCAAGGGCATCATCTTCAACCTCCAGCAGAATTACGGTTACGGCGGAGAAAAGCACGACCTGGAGCTAAGCGGCGGGGCGCTGGAGGCGTGGATGCGGGGTGAAACAGATGGGTAAAATGCCGCCTGCCCGCGTCTACATCGAGAAGTGGCTGAAAATCCGCACGAAAGACGGCGACGTGATACCCCTGACGCTGAACGCGCCGCAGCGCCGCCTGATGGACGAGGTGGAGCGGCAGGAGGCCGCCGGCAAGCCGGTCCGCATCATCATCCTCAAAGCGCGGCAGATGGGCTTTTCCACGCTGACCGAGGCGCTGATCTTCTACCGAACGGCGACGGCCTTTGCGACGGACAGCATGATCGTCGCCCACACGGACGAGGCCACCGGCAACCTGTTCCGCATGAGCCGGCGGTATTACGACGAGCTGCCGCCGATCCTCCGCCCGATGCTGCGGGCCAGCAACGCGCAGGAGCTGGACTTCAACCGACCGACCAAGAGCAACATCAAGATCAAGGGGCTGGACAGCAGAATCCGCTGCGCCACGGCCGGCGGCCAGGGCATCGGCCGAAGCTACACTCTGCGCAACCTGCACCTGTCCGAGTATGCGTTCTGGCCGGGCGAAAAGGCGGAGACGTTCACGGGGCTTGTGCAGGCCGTCCCGGACAAGCCGGGCACCATGATCGTCATTGAGAGCACGGCCAACGGTTACGACGATTTCAAGGCCAAGTGGGACGCGGCCGTGGAGGCGCAGCGCCGGGGCGAGGACGGTTATGTGCCCATCTTCTTCCCGTGGCACGAAATGGCGGAATACCGCCGGGACGTGCCGCCGGGCTTCACGCTGACGCCGGAGGAGGAACAGATCAAGGCGGCGTTCGGGCTGGACGACGAGCAAATGGCGTGGCGGCGCTGGTGCATCGCCAACCAATGCGGCGGCGATCTCAACCTGTTCCACCAGGAATACCCGGCGACGCCGGATGAAGCGTTCATAGCGACCGGGTGCTGCGTATTCGACCAGCAGGCGCTTGTGCTGCGCCGGGAGCGGGTCCGAAAGGAACCGTGGGAGGCGGGCATGTTCCGCATCGAGCACGGCGTGGACGGCAAAATCACGCGCTGGGCGTGGACAGAGGACAAGGCCGGGCCCATCCGCATCCGAACACACCCGGAGAGCGGCGCGCCCTATGTGATCGGCGGCGACACGGCCGGCACGGGCAGCGACTACTTCACCGGGCAAGTGCTGGACAACCGCACGGGCGAGCAGGTTGCCGTCCTGCGGCATCAATTCGGGGAGCGGATGTACGCCGAACAGATGTATTGCCTCGGCATGTACTACAACATCGCCCTGATCGGCGTGGAGACCAACTATTCCACCTACCCGGAAATGGTGCTGGAGGAGCTGGGCTACCCGAAGCTGTACGTCCGGGAGCGGTACGACACCTACACCGGCGAGACGGCCAAGGCGTTCGGCTTTGATACGAACACCAAGACGCGGCCGGTGCTGGTGGACGGGCTGAAAGACGTGGCGCGCGGGGCGATGGAGACCATAACGGACTATGAGACGCTGGGCGAAATGCTCACGTTCGTCTACGACAAGAATTGGAAACCGCAGGCCGAGCAGGGCGAGCACGACGACCTTGTGATGGCGCTGGGCATCGCCCACGCGATTCGGGGCCAGCAGAGCGTCACGACGGCGGCGCGGGAAGAAAAGGGCACGGCGGAATGGACGGCGGATATGTGGGACGACTACAACCGGGCCGACGACGCCGGGCGGGCGATGCTCCTGAAACTGTGGGGCACGCCGAAACGATAAGGAGGACGGCATGGCAAAGAAGAAAACGGCAAAGAGCGTAAAGCTGGAGGAATGGCAGCGGCGGCTGGCGAACAGCAGCAGCGCCTTTTCCGAGGAAGTTTCCAAGATGGACGAGCGGGAGGCGCTATACAACGGCGACCGCAGGCTGGAGCCCCTTGTGCCAGGCGACACCAAGCGGAACGGCGGGGCCAAATCAACCAGCCACGTCCGCAACATCATCTTTGAGAACATCGAGGCGCAGGTCTCCTCCTCCATCCCGCAGCCAAAGGTCACGGCACGGCGGAAGCAGGACGAGCCGCTGGCGGACATCATCGAGCACTTTTTGAGGAACGAGCTGGACCGCCTGCCGTTCGAGACCATGAACGATATGGCAGAGCGGACCGTGCCCATCCAGGGCGGCGTCGGCTTCCTTGTGGAGTGGGACAACAGCAAGCGCACGAGGAACACCGTGGGCGAGGTCACGGTCTCCGTCATTCATCCCAAGCAGTTCGGGCCGCAACCGGGCATTTATACCGGCATCGGGGACATGGACTGGTTCATCATCAAGGTCCCGACGACCAAAGAGGCGATCCAGCGGAAATACAACGTCAACGTCCGGGACGAGAGCGAGAGCGAGCCGGACGTGCGCGGCGCCGGCGCAGAGGACACGGCGGAGGACGCCGTGACGCAGTACATCGGCTTTGAGGTCAACACCAGCGGCGGGATCAACCGTTTTTCGTGGGTGAACGACGTGGAGCTGGAGGACCTCGAAAACTACCAGGCGCGGCGGCAGCCCGTTTGCAGGAAATGCGGGCGCGTGCGTCCCCTCCCCGGCCAGATCATCCGCAGCGCCGCCCCGGACACGCTGGGGAACCTGCTGCCGGACCCGGCGCGGGGCTTTGCCGGCGGGCTCATTCCGCCGGAGATCATGGAGCAGCACGCGGCCGGACGGATGATCGCCGGGGAAATGGCGGACGCGACCGTGATCGGAAACGAGGCACAGGGCATCCTCGCCGGCGTGGAGGTCAAGCCGGGCGCGGCGCCGGAGCCGGAGCGGTACGACGGCGGGCCGTGCCCGTGGTGCGGCAGCAAGGAGTTCACGAGCGAGGAGCAGG